GCTTCGCCAAAGATGACGGAGGCCACACCGTGGTCGTCGCAAAGGTAGGCGGGCCAAAGACGGGGATGACGCCGTTTGAGCTGGCCAAGCAGCTCACGCTCAACGAGATGCAAACTATCGTCTACCGCTACCTGATGGAAGTGGACGACCGGCTCAACTTGCCAAAACGCTAAACTCAACGGGGGCTGCGGCCCCCACACACAAGGGAGAATGAAATGCACACCAAACTAGAAACCACGCAGCAGGCCGTAGAGCTGGCCCTGTACCTCGCAATCACCGCCGACTGCAACAAGCTGTCCGCGAAGGCGCTTAGCCAAGCCAAAGACTTTGCCGCCGACCTGACCGAGGCGGAGATGATCGACGCCAAGGCAAACGTGTCGCGGCAGGTCGATCGCGAGCGCTTGACGCAGGAGATGATGGACAAAACTCTCCCGCACCTAGACGTGGACCCCTATTACCGTCAGGCCGTGGCCGACGTGTGGAAAACGTATAAGATTAACCCCTCAAAAGGAGTACGGACATGAACCACGACACACCTGAGACATGGAAAGACAGGAAACGCAGCGAGCTAATCAGCGAGCAGATGGAGATGGCCTACGAGCTTGCGAGGATTTCGGTAGAGATTAAAAAACTCCGAGACGAGCCCGCCGTGCCCGAGGGCTCAATCCCACTGTCAATGATCGAGCCGCTTATAAACGAGACAGTCGAGCGGCTGCTGCATCTCTCAAAGCTGCACGAGCCCAAGCGCGTCACCTGCGCGCGTATTCTCGACGCAATCGGGTGCCCCGACCTCGTGCTCGAAAGAATTATCCACCGCGACGCGCTGTCTGGCGTGGGGACCATTGGCCACCGGTTTTCATATCTAAAGCAAACCCAGTATGGCGACGTCGAAGTCTTAGGCCATCTCGACGTCGACCACCCGCGTCTCAAAGACTTGACGCTCGAGCAGTGGGTCGAAAATGGCCAGAAGCTCGTGAAAAGCGTCGAAATCCGCATAGACCTGTCCGACGTCATCGACACAGTGTCTCCAGACAGGACGCCGTTCCAAAATTAAACTACGCCACGAATATTCCGCCGGATCGGCTTGGCCCACGATCCGGCGGCCGCCACGCCAAACGCCATAGTCGTGTGGTCATTAGCCAAAGCCAAGCACAGGGCGTCAGCGCGGTCCGGGGATCGGATGCCGCGCTTCTTCATGCTCTCCTTGCTCTCCACCTGTATCTTGCCCGACGACGTAAACATGTAGCGCGGCCCCGCCAGCTCAGCATACAGCGCGTCGTCCTTCGGAAGAGACACGTCCATCCCCTCGAGCCACGCCTTGCACTTAAACCACAGCTCCGCGCGCAGGTTCAAATACGTCTGCTTCGCCACCGCGCGCTCCGACACGTTCAAGCCACGCGCCGGCAATCCCAACTCGCGCAGGCGATCCAACACGCCAGCCCCAAACCCGTTACTGTCGATTATGATCTCCGCCGGACGCCGCGAGGGCGGCATGGCGTCATATTCCGCCTTCACGGCGCCCGATAGCTGCATCAGGTCCAAGTTACGCCACACCGTCAGCGGGTGGATCATTGGGCCCTGCCGCTTGCACAATACGCTGCTGTCGCCGCCCTGTCGCGCCACGTCCAAGCCCCACACCGCAATCGTGTCCTCGTGGACCTTCACCGTGTTGCTGAACGCGTGCTCGATTAAAAACACCGGGATCACCGTGTCCTCCTCGGCCGGGGGAAACGACCCCAAGACGCGCACGAAGTAGGCCGGGCTGTCTTCGCCAAAGCGCCGCTTCATGTCATCAACAAAATCGTCGGCCACGCGCGGGCTGTCAATGCACGAGACGTGCATCGTGTACCAGTCCTCCCGGAGACGATTGTGCGTGTCGTAGAAGAAGCCAGTATTACGCGTGGGGTTCCCCGTCAGGACCGTGGTGGCGCTGTGGCCCGACATCGAGCCCGAGGCTGCCTCAAACACGGCCTCCGGGACGCCCGATGCCTCGTCCGCCAGCAACAACACATTCTCCGAGTGCACGCCGGCCAACGCCTCCGGCTGCTCCGCTCGAGACGTCCGACACGATATAAACGTGCTCTCGGGCGCGCTTTTTAACTCAATCCGGTCCGACTTGACCTCCAGTAAATTGTTGAACGGGGGCTTGAGCCGCTTGGCCACCGACTTCATTTCCGCGAAGCACGCGTCAAATAACTGCGCGCTGGTGGGGGCCGTCACCACCGTCTTGCTCGGGTAGCGCATCAGCACATGCCAAATAGCCGCCATGGCCACTCCCGTAGACTTGCCGACGCCGTGGCCAGACCGAACGGATATCCGCCTAATCGAGGGGGCGGCGACCGCGTCCAGCAATTCCACTTGCCACGAGTCCGGCTCGATGCCGATCACCTCGCGGGCAAAGCGGACCGGGTCGTCGCGGTAGCGCCGCATCAGTTTCAGGAACGGGTTCTCGGGCTGCTTGGGGACGTTCATTTGTTAACACTCCTGTGCGTGGTGGTGTGAATTTTTTTTCAAGTGGGTGCGTGACGGGGTCATCAGCATTTGCACCGGCTCGCGCTGGACGAAGGGGGGGTCAAAACGCGGATTTCTGGGGCGAGAAGGGCAGGGAAGGGCGTCAAAACGAGCCCGGATAGACGCCGAACCGCCTCCGCAATTAAAGTGATAATGAATATTATGTTAAATCTTTTCCCATCGACGCGACGTTCGCCCATGCCTGCTTGACGCCGCGACCACGTTCTGGCACGCGCGCACGCGCACGCTTCAGCGCCTCGATGCGTGATTTCGCAGTCAATCGCCATCCGCTTCCTCGCCATCCTCGACCAGCTCACCCTCGATGATGTCGCCTCCCACGCTGTTGAGCAGCATCGCCGCCTGCGCGTGCAAGTCGTTGACGCTAATGTTGATGGCCACGTCACGCTGACGCACGTCATACTCGGGCGACGCCTTCGACGCCTTCCACTTGTACACGTCGACACTCAGCCTCGCGCTATTCACGTTAGCCTCGATCTGGTGTATCTCGTCCGCAATCTTCTGCGCCTGCGACGCGTAGTAGTGCGCCGCCATTTCCTTGGCCTCGTCATAGCGCTGCGCCCTGCCCTCTCCGGCTGCGATCCACTTGTGGAATATGTTCCAGCCTACGTTGTAATGTTTGATCACGTCCGACGCGTTCTTGCCGTCCGCAATCATGCCGAAGATGTCATCCTCGCCGGCAGCCTCCAATGCGGCCAGCTTAACCTTGCCCAGTGTTCCCATGCTCTCGCTCCTCTAAAACGGTATCTCGTCGCCCAAGTCGACGTTAAACGTGTCGCTCGCCGTGCCGATGACGCGCGTCACCTTAGCCTCGGGAAACTCCTGCAGCGTCTTCTCGATGAAGTCGCTGCTAAAGTTATTCGCCAGCACCACGGCGGCGTCGACCATATCATACACCGTCCACTCGGGATGGGCACGACGTATTCCCACTGCGTCGTGCAGCGCGAGGCAGACAATGTGCCCGCTGGCAATCTCGATGCAGTAGGCGTGCGGACCGACCGGCTGATGTCCGTTGGCTATAGCCTCGGCCTCCAGCACGTCCCACGCCCGCATTAACTGCGCTACGATCGCGTGTACGGCCACGACGTCGTCCTCGGTGACCTTCACCCGCAGTGCGTCGTATGCAGCCTCGAAGCGGCCAGCTAAATCTGGGGACACGAGCTCGGGCAGACTGTCGCCCCACTTCTTGATCATATCCCGCGCCTTCTTGTCCAGCGGCATCATCTGCCCGTCGCACTGCCTCGAGATTGGCGTCGTCGGTGTGCCAGTCTCAAACGTGCCTCTATCGCGTATCGCCTTTGCGATCCCCTGCTTCGCTTGCCGGCTCTTCGGCTTAGCTAACTTAGCCATGTATCACCTCCCCCTCGTTGTTTCGTTGCATTGTTAACCACACCCAATTTCTCCCGCTGCCACACACCACACCACACCACCCTATACAATAGGGGGTGGTGGTGTGGAACGTGAAATGGCCTTATTCTCCACACCTTCCACACCCGCCCACACCTCAAGTGTGGAAGGTGTGGAGTCATTAATGTAACACATCATCATCGCCACTCCTCAGTATCTGGTCATCCATTTTCAGCAGCGCGTGCTCGATAGTCCACATCGTATTGACGAGGATGTGAGCCCGTCTCTTTCGCTCTTCCACGGTGTGCGGCTGGAGGAACCCCGGCTCGAACTCGATCATGCAGGCGTCGAAGTCGTCGGACCACAGGACGGTCATCACGACTTGCTCTGGCTGCTCGTCCTCGAGCCACTCGCCGAGTTCGTGGTCCCTCATGTGGCGCCCGCCTCGTCGCCAGTGATCCACTCGCCGACGACCACGACTGGCACGTCACGACCGGTGCGTAGGTCTTTCTCGCGCTCGATGCGCAGGACGTCGGTCTCGATCCATTTTTTCACGACTGCATTTACCTTCGCCTTCTCGTGCTTCTTGTCCACGTCTAAGTTTAGCACTTGGGCGACCACGTTGCCCACCCACTGCTTGGCCTGCGGATTTTGGCGCAGGAACTCGCCACGCTCGGCTGACTGCCCGACGTCACGCTGCACCTTCATCGCGTCTTTGGCGCTGATCCCGTCGAACAAGTCGGGCATCGTGTACT